TGCAACCGAAGGAATCTAAGCATGGCTACGTACACCGCTGGCGAACAAATTAAACGAGCATTGCGCTTGCTAGGTGTACTGGCCGAGGGTGAGACACCTTCGGCAGACATGTCAAATGACGCGCTGACCGCGCTCGATCAGATGATCGACTCATGGAACACCGAACGGCTGTCGGTGTTTTCTACGCAAGATCAGATGTTTACTTGGCCTGCCGGTGAGATCACCCGCACTCTTGGCCCAAGCGGTAATTTTGTGGGCCTGCGCCCAGTGTTGCTTGATGACGCGACGTACTACCGCGACCCAGGCACAAACGTGTCGTTCGGTATCAAGTTCATCAACCAGCAGCAGTACGACGGTATCGCGGTCAAGACAGTGACCTCGACGTACCCTCAAGTCATCTTCGTCAACAACACGTACCCGAACTTTACGATGACGGTCTACCCAAAGCCCACACGGGATTTGGAATGGCACTTTATTTCGGTTGAAAAAATAAACCAGCCCGCTACGCTGGCAACGCAGATGCTGTTTCCGCCGGGCTACCTGCGGGCGTTTACCTACAACTTGGCGATGGAGATCGCGCCAGAGTTTGGCGTTGAGCCAAGCCCCCAAGTGCAGCGCATAGCGATGACCAGCAAGCGCAACCTCAAGCGCATCAACAACCCTGACGATGTAATGTCGATGCCTTACGCCATCGTCGCCACACGCCAGCGCTTTAACGTCTACGCCGGTAACTATTAATGAAGACGCCTATTCTTGGGTCTTCCTATGTGGCTCGCAGCATCAACGCTGCGGATGCCCGCATGGTCAACCTTTTTCCAGAGGCTATTCCCGAGGGCGGCAAAGAGCCGGGATTCCTAAACCGAGCGCCTGGGTTAAAATTTCTTGCCAATATGGGCGATGGCCCTATACGCGGCTTGTGGCAATTTGGTGGGTACGGCTACGCAGTGTCCGGTGAAGTGTTGTATAGGATAGACACGCTTTGGAATGTGTTTCCAATTGGAACAGTGGCTGGATCGTCTGGCCCTGTCAGCATGTCGGACAACGGCACGCAGATGTTTGTGGCCTGTAACGGTCCCAGCTTCATATACAACAGCCTGACGCTGGAATTCAAACAGATTGACGACCCCGACTTTCCCGGCGCGGTTACTGTGGGCTACATCAACGGCTACTTTGTGTTCAACGAACCAAATAGCCAGCGCTTGTGGATCACTGAATTGCTAGATGGTCAATCTATCGACCCGCTAGATTTTGCCAGCGCTGAAGGCTCTCCTGACGGCTTGGTGTCGGTTCTTGTGGACCACCGCGAAGTGTGGCTGTTTGGCACCAACTCAGTTGAAGTCTGGTACGACTCCGGCGGCGCTGACTTCCCGTTAACGCCAGTCCAAGGCGCGTTTAACGAGGTGGGCTGTATTGCCCCCTACTCAGTCGCCAAACTGGACAACGGCATCTTCTGGCTGGGCGCTGATGCCCGTGGCAAGGGCATAGTCTACCGCGCCAACGGATACACCGCGCAGCGCGTGTCTACGCACGCTGTCGAGTGGCAAATCCAACAGTACGGCAACCTTTCAGATGCTGTTGCCTACACATACCAGCAAGACGGCCATTCGTTTTATGTGCTGATTTTTCCATCGGCTAACACCACTTGGGTGTTTGACGTTGCCACTTCAATGTGGCATGAACGCGCCGCCTTCATCAACGGTTCGTTTACCCGCCACCGTTCAAATTGCCAGATGTCGTTCAACAACGAAATCGTTGTGGGCGACCATGAACTTGGCAACATCTATGCATTTGATTTGGACGTGTTTTCAGACGCTGGCGCAGTGCAGAAATGGCTTCGGTCATGGAGAGCGTTGCCGACCGGCGTGAACGATTTAAAGCGTAGCGCCCACCACTCGTTACAACTTGATGCAGAAACCGGATCAATTAACTCAAGCGTGACGACGCCAATTGTCATACTTGACATTTCCGATGCAAACGATGATTTGTTGGCTGAAAACAATGACTTTCTTGTTTGGGAATACATTAGCGGCACGCTCAATGAAGTGCTGCTCACTGAGTCTGATGACCGACTTGTTCAGGAAGACGGCGGTGAAATTGTGCTTGCCGTAGTTCCAATTAGCGCCACGGGCGGTAAGATTTTGATTCAAAAAGGTCTTCCTACTGCTATCGCAATTGACCCGCAAGTTATGTTGCGTTGGTCTGATGACGGCGGTCACACTTGGAGCAACAGCCACTGGCGGTCGATGGGCAAGACGGGCACCTACGGCACCCGCGTCATTTGGCGTCGCCTGGGCATGACGCTCAAGCTGCGCGATCGCGTGTACGAGGTGTCAGGCACTGACCCGATCAAGATTGCGATTATGGGCGCTGAACTTATTGCAAGCCCGACAAATGGCTGATAACCAGAACATCACCAAAATCCCCGCGCCTCGCGTGCCGCTAGTGGAGGAGCGCACGGGATTAATCTCGCGTGAGTGGTTTCGGTTCTTTAACAACATTTATGTTATTACGGGTGGCACCACTCAAGGCATTACCCAAATTGAAAATGGCGGGACTGGCGCGTCTACTGCCGCAGGCGCACGCTCAAATTTAGGTATTGGTACAGGAAATGGTACGGTTACACAAGTCAGAGGTATTGGGTCTGTAAACGGTATTGCGTTGATAGGTAATGTAACAACCAGCGGTGCCCTTGCGCTAACTGGCACATTATCCAATGTTGATTTAACTTCTCAAATAACAGGCGTGTTACCTGTCGCCAACGGCGGCTCTGGTGTTGTGGCAACCAAAATTGCCGACTTTACGCTTGCCGACACTGAAGGCTGGGTCATCAACAACAAGTCTGGCTCAACTTGTGCGGTTACGCTGCCCGCCGCTTCAGCATGGGCTGGCCGCGTAGTGACGTTCAAAAACCTGCAAGCTCAATTTTTAGTGTCTGCGTCAAGTAATGTTGCGCCGATTGGCAGCGCCACGCCAGGCACGGCTATCCTTACAAATAGCGCGGGCGTATGGGCCACGCTGGTATCAGACGGCACAAACTGGGTGGTAATGGCGTCATGATGACAGTAACTTACGGCAACGGTTTTGGGCTGCCAACGGAGACAGCAAGGGTTGCGTTCCGTGAAAAAATCTTAGTTGTACAAGACGGTATGCAAGCCCTGATTGATAGCGGCGCAATGCGGTCAACACTTGAGGACTGCACTCTCAAGCATTATTTCTCGCCTAAAGATGAAAAATATGGTTGTTGCACTTACGCCCGCGAAATGATGATCCCAAAAGGAACATTGATCATTGGCAAGATTCACCGCCACCAGCATTTGAATTTTATTGCCAAGGGTAAAGTGATTGTGTTCACAGAATTTGGGCAGAAGCACCTTGAAGGACCATGCACTTTTGTGTCCGAAGTGGGCTTAAAGCGCGCAGTTTACGCTGAAGAAGATACACTATGGACGACCGTACACATGACACAGTTTCAATCAGAAGCAGAGTTAGATAAAATCGAGCAAGAAATCATTTCCTCCTCATACGCTGAGATGGGCCTGATTGCTTCTGTTAATGATCTGCCTAAATTAACGGCACAAGGGGAAAAATTATGACATGGGGATTTGTAGCTCTTGGCGCTGGTATGCTTGGCGGCGCAGTAATTTCATCGGGCGCTGCTGAAGACGCTGCGGAAACGCAGGCCGCTGCGGCGCAACAAGCCGGCACGACCTCGCTTGAAGGCTTGCAGTTGCAACTGGCGGCTGACAAAGAAGCGTTAGATAAGACGCTTGTAGCTCAACAAGCTGCTGCTGCGTCTGGTAATGCCGCTGCGGCTGCTGCGCTAGATAAGCAATTGGCGCTGCAACGCGAACTTTACAACCGGCAAGTTGAACTTCTAAGCCCATACACAAAAGCTGGTGAACTTGGTCAAAACCGCTTACTTGATTTGTTGGGTTTAAGCGGTAACACAGCCGTCGAAGGCTACGGTTCCGCTGCAAAAAGTTTTTCCGCGCAAGACATGGAGCAAGACCCAGGTTATGCGTTTCGTTTGGCTGAAGGTCAAAAAGCAATTGAGCGTTCAACTGCTGCCAGAGGCGGTTTGCAGTCGGGTGCTGCGCTTAAAGCGGCAACGCGGTACGGCCAAGAGATGGGTTCGCAAGAATACGCAAACGCGTTTAATCGGTTTATGTCGCAGCGCCAAAGCCAATTGGGTAACTTGCAATCATTGCAATCAGTTGGTCAGGCTTCGGCTGCGGGTCAGGCTACTGCGGCGGGTAGTCTGTCGCAGGCAGGATCGCAAGCCTACGGCAACTACGGCGCAACGCAAGGCCAAATAGCCGCACAGCAAGGCGCGGGTGCAACGGCGGCATACGCCGGTTCTAGCCAAGCCCGCCAAAGCGCGTATGGCGCGAATACGGCCAACCAAATAGGCGCGATTACCGGCGCTGGCAATGCAATGGCTGCCGGTCAAATTGGATCGGCCAACGCATTTAGCAGCGCCATAGGTCAAGGCGCTAATTTGTACGGTATGTACCAGCAAAACCAGTTGTTAAACAAATACCTTACAAGGGCTTAAAAATGCCACTCGATCCCAACATTATTCTTGGCGCAAAGTCGCCGCAATTTGACTTGACGCAGTTCTCGCCGATAAACGCATTGACAGGCGCGATGAAGCTGCGCCAGCTTGACCAAGAAGGCGAGTTGAATGCGCTAACGCTAGGCGAACGCAAAAATCTCAGCAAATTTTTACCAGGTAAAGATTTATCCGACCCAAAGATTCAACGGCAGCTTGCGTCGGAATACGGTGAAACTGGCCGTAAGGTTGCAACTAGCTTAACGGGCATTACGGCCGCCAACACGGCGGAAGCTACGCGCCGCGCCGCCCTAGTCGCATCTAAAACGGGGCAATATCGTGATCGGTTGCAAGATGTCAACACGCAAGCAGACGCGCTGAATTGGATTCAACAACAGCAAAATGATCCAGACATGGCTGGGTCGCCAATCACCAATGTTTCGATGATGGACGCCGCCCGTAGAATTCCGGCTGATCCAGCAGGCTTTGAAAAATGGAAGCAGCAAGCTGCCTTGGGTTTGGGTAAATACATTGAGCAAAACAAGCCGGTAATTTCGCAAATTAACCGAACTGGGCAGACCGATATAGTGTCGAGGCCAGGTCTTGGTGGCGAGCTTACAACGCTTGGCACTTACGCCGACGTTCCGTTGCCTGCCGCCGTGCAAGCGCAAAAAATGCAAACCGCTAAAGCAGGTGCGGCAAACATCACCAATAAACAAGAAGGCGCGTTTGAAGGCGAATTGGGTAAAGGCCAAGCAAAACGAATTATTGAAAGCCAAGTGGCCGCGCAAGACGCCGCGTCGATTATTGACACGGTTAAAACCGGACGCGACATTATGAAGTCGGGCATGATCACCGGCGCGGGCGCTGATTTCTTAATTAACCTAAATCAAGGGCTTAAAACAGCCGGCATTGACGCGGGTTTTGCAGACGCTGCGGCCAACTCACAAGCCTTTAGCGCCAACATGGCGGCTAACGTAGGCAAGCTGATTAAGCAGTTCGGTGCGGGCACCGGCTTGTCTGACGCTGACCGAGAGTTTGCCAAAGACATGGCTGGCGGACGCGTTGCGTTGGACGCTAAAGCCATTAATCGAATTCTTGACATTAACGAAAAAGCAGCGCGCAACACTATTACGCGGCACAACAAAGATGTCAAAGGCGTCAAAACAAACATTCCGCTTGAAGTTGAAATGCCCGCCGCAAGCGCGACGCCAGCAGCCGCGCCAATCACTGCGGTAAACCCGACCACCGGCGCGCGCATACAATCTACGGACGGCGGCAAAACTTGGTCAGCAGTAGGGGGTAGATAATGGCGTTACCAGCGGGCTTTCAACTTGAGCAGCCGGCCGTACCGCAAGGTATGGCGCTACCCCCCGGCTTTGAATTAGAAAGCGCGGCGGCCGCGCCTGCGATGTCTAGCGGCGTTCCTGGCCCGCGCCGAAGCTATGGCGCAATGGAAGTGCCTGGCGCAGCCATTACCAATCTTCCCGCCAGCGCCAAACGGTTTGCCGGCGGCTTGTACGAGGCCGTCACAAGCCCCGTGCAAACTTTGAAAGCCGCTGCCGATGTGGCGGCAGGCGCGCTGCAAAACGTGTTGCCCGAAAAAGCGGTTGCTTTTATCAACCAATTTGATGCCAACCCCGAAGCGTCAAAACGCGCCGTTGAAATGGCAAACTCTGTCGGCGGCCTATACAAAGAACGTTACGGGTCGTATGAAGGCATAAAGCGCACGTTGGCTGAAGACCCCGTAGGCGCGGCGGCTGACTTGTCCACGTTGCTGACCGGCGGCGCGGCGGCTACCGGCCGTGTTGCGCCTGCTGTGTCTTCAGCACTAAAGACCGCCGCTGTCGCTACCAATCCGTTAAGCGTAGTTACTAAGCCGGCGCAAGCCGTGCTGGCCGCAAAAGAAAAAATCTTGCCAAGCGCCATTCTTAAAGAAAAAGAAATGAACGCCGTGCGGGACGCTACGTTGCGGGCCGCACAGGGCGAAGGCTATGTAGCCACGCCCGGCAGCGTGTCGCCTACAGGGGCAAATGTTTTGTCCGAACGCATGGCGGGAAAAACGCATCTGGAACAATTGGCGTCCGTGCAAAACCAGATTGTCACCGACAAGCTGGCGCGGCGTGCGGTAGGTATTGCTGACACTGCGCCGCTTACGTCGGAGGCAATGAAAGACATTCGCAAGGTTGAGTACGCGAAAGGCTACGAGCCGATCAAAAACTTAGGCCCGATTAAAACCGACAGCGCATATCTTGACGACTTGATTAACCTTGAGGCAACGTACACCGGCCCCGGCGGCTCTTTCCCCGGCGCGATACCTGAAACGGTGTCTAATTTGGTGAAGACATTTACTGCGGATAAGTTTGACGCCAAGGACGCGGTTAAGGTTACGCAAACTTTGCGCGAACAAGCCAAGGGTAATTTTTTTAAGGGCGACAACGATCTAGCCAAAGCACAGATTGGAATTTCCAACGCGCTTGAAAATCAGATTGAACGGTCGCTTACCGCCACGCAACGCCCTGACGCGGCAAAGTTGTTAGAGCAGTTTCGTTTGTCGCGCCAACGCATGGCGGTTAGCCACACAATTGAAGACGCCATTAAAGAAGGCTCTGGGACCGTAATAGCGTCAAAATTGGCTAGAGACATTCAGTCGGGCAAATATGTGTCCGGCGATGTTAAAACCATAGCTGAATTTGCCAACGTGTTTCCCCGCGTAATGCAGCCACCTAGCCAAATCGGAACGCCAAGTGCGGGCACTATGATGGGCCGTAGTTTAAGCGGCGGCGCGGGCGCGGCGGCAGGGTTTGCTATGGGTGGCCCTACAGGCGCGGGTATTGGCGGCGCGGTAGGTGCAATCGCGCCCGAAATGGTGTCGGCGGGGATGCGGAACTACTTATTGTCGCCCACAGGCCAACGCAATTTGATTCCAAATTATTCGCCTTTTGCGTCCCGTTTGACCAGCGACGAAGCAGCGCGCAACGCATTGATGATGCAGCGCGTTCAAGAAGCTAACGCCCCCTACCGGCTTCAACTTAACAACATGATGCCTGGACGACCATAATGGATTACCAAGTCTTGTTTAATGGCGCGATTGTTGTGGCGTCGTTCTTTGGTGGGTGGACGCTGAACAGCATCACCAAGTCGCTGGAGCGTCTTGACTCAGACGTGCGGGCGATGCCCACCACTTACGTAGCCCGCAACGACTACCGCGAAGACACCCGCGAGATCAAAGACATGCTAGCCAAAATCTTTGACAAGCTGGAAGCTAAAGTCGATAAATGATTGATCCCTTCACCGCACTAGCTGCAATCCAGACAGCCGTCAAGCTCGTCAAGACCGCAGCTAAGACGGTGCAGGATTTGGAATCGCTCGGCCCCGTGCTGGGCAAGTTCTTCAGCGCCAAGTCAGACGCCATCAAGGTGGTCCAGCAGTCCAAGACCAGCGGCTTCAAGGGCAGTGCGATGGGCAAGGCCATTGAGCTTGAGATGGCGATTGAGAGCGCCAGAGCGTTTGAAGAAGAGATCAAGATGCTCTTCTTTCAGTCGAACAAGATGGACGTGTGGGCCAAGATACTGGCCCGCGCAGCAAGCATAGACAAAGAAGCTGCCCATGACGCCAGACGCCAGCGGGAAGCCGTTGCAAGGCGCAAGAAAGAAATGGATGAGGTCATCACCCTCATCCTGATGTTCTTGGTTCTTATGCTGGTCTGCGGTGGTGTCGGTTGGGTCATCTACAAAGCCGTGCAAGAGTGCGGCGGCAACTGTTAAAGGTAAAGCATGTTTCCCCTCACAGCACTACTTGAAGTCGGTGGCAAGCTCATCGACAAGCTCATCCCGGACCCGGAAGCCAAAGCCAAGGCCCAGATGGAACTGGCAAAGCTGGCGCAAGACGGCGAACTCGCCAAGATGGCGAACGACACCAAACTGTTCGAGGTCGAGCAGGAGAACACCACCGACCGCTGGCAAGCCGACATGGGCAGCGACTCTTGGCTGTCCAAAAACATCAGGCCAATGGCCCTGATCGCCATCTTTATCGCCTTCTTCCTGTTCACCATGATGAGCGCCTTCGGTTACAACGCGCAAGAGTCCTACGTCCAACTGCTCGGCCAGTGGGGCCAAATCATCTTCCTTGCCTACTTTGGTGGCCGCACAGTCGAAAAACTGGCTGACATGAAAATGAACAAGAAATGAACCTGACCGAACACTTTACGCTGGAAGAGTTGACCGCCACCAGCCACCGCCAGTTCGACAACACGCCGAACGACGCCGAGATGGCAAACTTGGTGCTGCTGGCTGAGTTCTTGGAAAAGGTCAAGACCTACCTTGACGGCAAACCGATCATGGTCAACAGCGCTTTTCGATCCAAGCAAGTCAACGACAGCGTAGGCAGCAAGGACACCTCACAGCACCGCACGGGCTGCGCGGCTGACATCAGGGTGCCGGGTATGACGCCAGACGCCGTGGTGAGGGCTTTGGTGGCCTCTAAACTGCCTTACGACCAGATCATCCGCGAGTTCGACGCCTGGACGCACATCAGCATCAGCGAAACGCCGCGCCGTCAGGCGCTGATCATTGACCGCGCGGGGACTCGGCCTTTCGCATAAGCGCCCGGTACGCCTCAATGGCGTCCTTTACGTCGCGCTGTAGCTGCTCGATGCGTTCGTTCTGCTCGACCATCCTTGCGTTCGCTTCCTCGGCAAACTGGGCTAAGTTTTCCTGCGTCCAAGTCTTAAAGTTTGACATTTCGTTTTTTCAATACTCTGTTGATGATGGTGTGGGCTACGCCGAATCTGCGGGCTATCTCTCTGGCGCTGACGCCTTCGTCGCGTAGTTTGTAGACGCGGCTTACAGACACATCTTTGGGTGGTCTACCCGCGCCTTCTCGTTTGCCGCCGTGTGTCATTGTTTGTGTATCTTAAATTGTTTTGGCTTCTGCGCCAACATTGAGGCCGTCTTGCCGCTGATCGCCAGCGTGCCGTACTTGGGTGTGTCTTCACGGATGCGCTCAATGGCCCTAGATGAGGCTAGGCTGCGCTTGAGGGCCGTGTTGTTGGCGTTGAGTGTCTCGCCGCGCTTGGCGCGTTCCTCGTCGGTGTACTGCTTCCAGTCAAATGCGTTGGTCATTTTGGTTTCTTGGGCACGGGGCACCAGTGAGTGTAGAAGGATGTGTCAGCTTGCAAGTTGCCGTACTGGGCCACGCCGCCGATGGACAGCAATTGCAGCTTGACGCTACGCGGCGTGTCCTTGTCAATGGGCAGCCAGTAGGTGTCTGTTGCCACGGCTACCGTGTTGGTCGAATTGATGGTGTGGGTCATCGTGTGATTGATTTGATTTTTGCTACGGCAACGCCAAGGTCACCGCCAGCCCAAACTATATGTGCGGCGTCAGCCGCAACATTCGTACTGCTGGCGTAAACAACCGCGTGACTGGCCGCTACTCCGGCGGCGTCTTTGGTCCGCGCTTCGCACATCTTTCGCCAGCTTTTGCCGTGCCCACAAGTATCCGCGTGCGGCTGATAGGCAGTTAAAGCAGCCCACAATTCGGTTATAGGTGCTGTCTCTCCAGCAGTCACGCATTTGCCGCCCGCGTTTGGCGTACTTACCGGCTCGGTAGGAAATCCGTAAAAAGCCTGTGAACCGGCTGCAATCGGTGGGGTGCATGTGTGAATTGTGGCTGAATCAGCAGTGCGCTTGCCGCACCTCGGGCAGAAGTTGCGATCCTCTGGCTGTGCCAAGGATTCTTTGATTGGGTCTAATGCTCTAGCGGCAATACCAATAAATCGCCATGCTTGTCGTGCGTGCCATGCATCAATACCGATGTCACTCATTTCTGGTGACGGCGACATTCCTGCCAATGCTATTTCTTCCAGCGCCTCAAGCGCCAGCTTCAGTGCTTCGTCTTTAGTCATATCAATACCCCCACCGAACACGGAAACACACTAGCCAAAGGTGCAACACAAACTCATTGCCACTGGCTATGAACCCC